AGCAGCGATTGCGTTGGTGCAATTGCTGGTGGCCGCGCTACTCGCTTGGTGGAAGCTGCGCGGAGAATAGGCTTTATGAGGGAATGTGATGAACGAAAAGAACTTGCTCAAGTCCAAGACGGTGTGGATCGGATGGGGCCTCGGTCTGATTGGCGGGGCGATTGCCGCGCTGGAACAGACGACGGCGACCGGCGTCAACTTGCCGCTGTGGTTGGCGGCACTGGTGCCGATCCTGTCGGTGACGCTGCTTCCCTTGATCCGGGCGACAACGACAGAGATTGCGACGAGTGGGAAGGTGGCGGCTACGTTGGTCGGGATCGGAATCGCACTCGGCGGGTATGCCGTAACGCTTGGCGTCGGGGTGCCGATGGCGCAGACGGCCCCCGTGGAGATTCCCGCAGACGTGATCGAAGTGGTCGAGGCAGAAGTGGTCGAGACCCCGGTGTTGGCTCCCATCGAACCCGTTTCACAGGAGACATCCAATGAGTAAGACCACCCGTGTGTTGTGGGTCTTTCTGGGATTGATCTTCCTCGGGTTGGTGGTCATGCACACCTACGGATGCGCGATGGTTACGCCAGCCCTGCGGGACAGCGTGAAGATCGAGTCGTGCATGCTGGAAAAGAGGGTTATGGCCGATGACGCGCTGTCCATCGATGAAAAGCGGTTGCGTGTACAGATGTGCCGGTTGAATCGGCAGATGGTTGGTGCGTCCGAGGAATGTGGCGAGGTGGGCCGATGAGCGACGTCACGGAACACCTTGCAGGCGAGGCCAAGGCCCTTTTTGACACCTTGCTTCCGCTGTACGAGTCGATGATCCGTTACACCTACGAGTTGACCGTGTTAGAGCCTGGTACGCTTGACTATGAGCGTGTCCTTGGCAACAAGCAAGCAACCGAGGCGGTCATCAAAGCGACATGGCAGGTGAAACTCGGGGACATGGCTTCCGACTTGGCCTGCAAGACGATTTCGTTCTTCGCTTCTCGGCTCGTTTAGCGCGATTCAACCTTCGTCCGCGGCTTCAAGGCGAGTTTCTTCTTCACTTCTTCCCTCCGTCGTTAGCGTTGTATCTGTCGAAAATAGTCACCCATCGCTTGTCCGCAGCCTGTTTGATGACGTAGGCCCGAGCAAAACACCATGACGCAGGGCATTCGTGAGTGATGCAGACGTAGGGGCCGCTCTCGCGTGAAAAGACGCAATCAACCGTGAATTCGCCATCTGCCGTGGACTCGTAGACGGCAAGAATGGCCTGACCGATGGCACCATAGTCAGACCTCGCCCACTCCTTTTCAATCATGGATGTGGCGCCCAACGAACGTGGCTTCAAGACGGGCTTCTTCTTCACTTCTTCCCTCCATGCTGATACCCATCCCGATACCATCCCCCGCCTTTGAGTACGACGCCGACACCCCCCGTGATCTGCACCTCGCCCTCGTGGTCGCAACGTGGGCATGTGGGTGATTCCCCCTTGTCGCACATGCTCATCGGCATCTCGACGGTCCATTCGTGCAGGCACTTCGGGCATTTGAGGTCGTAGGTCACGGCGTCCTCCGATTCCACGCGGCGATGGCGTTATCCAAGGCTTCCTGATAGGTAGGAAGCTCTGGCGACCGGAACGCGACGTTGCAATCTCGGCAACGGATTTCAAACGCCCATTTGTCGCCAAGGGCGACCCACCTATCGGGCGACCCGCAACCAGACAAGTCGGGGCGAAGCCAGAACTTGCTTACCCCCTCTCCCCCGCAGAACGGACACGGTTTCAGTTCCCTGGTCATCGTTCCCTCCTTCATCCACGCCTGTCCCACCAGTCGATGATGGCCTCCGTCGCAAGGCACAGCGCCAACAAGAACATCGCCATCGCCGTTACGAAAGTAACGATGCAGGCCATGGCGACAAGAACATCGACGATGACGCTGGTCATGGTGCCCCCTTCGGCTTCGGGTCTACCTCGATGACAATCGAACCGTGCAGCGGACACCCCTCGGGGCGATTACCGTCCCTCACGGGCTGTTGGCACCACCGGCAGGATGGTCCGGTGATACTCCCGGTGTGGTCCACCGTGGCGACGTTGAACCACGGGCACGGGCAGTTCACGGGCCTGGACGTGTAGCAGCGTCCGTCTGGAATTGCGATTCTCATCTCCCCTCCTTCCCGTGACACGCGGGGCAGGGTGTCCAATGCCCAACCTTGCCGTCCACAAGCGGGTAGACGAAACCCTCTCCATCACAGTGCTGGCAGTCAGACACCCGCGCCTTGAAGCAAACGCAGGATGACGCATCCTCATCGCGGCCAACGTACCACCCGCCCTTTCGCAACCACATGGGCGTGGGGGCAACGCACTCCCGCGTGAACTGTTTGTCCTCGTACCACGCGCATTCGCCGCACGTTCTCATGGCTCTACCCTCCCGTTTGCCAAGTCCTCGATCAGTTCCGCGACTACATCCTCGGGCCACGGGTCGCCAAGTCCTTCGATGCCTTCGTGGCTGGTCATCACCTATCCTCATCGTCCGCAACGTAGTTTTTCACTCATCCCCGACCCTCCTGTTCCACGCCGCGATGGCGGATTCTGTGGAGCGTTCACGACTCGCGGCACCATACCAATCCGTTGATGCGCGGCAATCTTCGCACATGACCCTAGACTCAAAGATGAAGTTCCCGACGCACGAAACTATCGCCTCCCCCCCGCAGAAGGGGCAGGGCTTGATCTCCACGGAAATCGTGCGCCTGCCAGTTTCCTTCCTCGGCTGGTAGCAGGGGCATCCGTTGGCATCGGAATTGAAGTCAACGTCATACCCATCTTCGCTTGACGCAGACATTGGCAGAGGGCACATACAATCCCCGTAGTCCGGCTCTTCTTTCTCGTACTCGTACCACGCGCATTGGCCGCACGTCCGGCTCATGGCAATACCTCGGAAATTGCCCACATAAACGCATCAATGACCTCTCGGTGGTCCTCGTGCCATTTACACCAAAGGGCGAGTCGTTCTTCGGTGTCGTTCTGCGAAAACTCGGGCGATACGGATTTACCGGGGGCCATCTTCCCTGTCATGGAATGGAACGCTTCAGCCTGGATCTCGTATCTCACGAGCGCATCAACCTTCATCTCGCATCTCCATCTCGATGACAATCTCTCCAAACCGGCACGCCTCGATACGCTGACCTTCCACCACGGGCTTCTGGTACTTGCGACACAGCGGCATGGTGGCCCACTTCCGGTTGGCGGTATCCCACGTCGCGGGCGTGAACCATGGGCATGTGGGCGAGCCTATCGCCTCGTTGTAGCAGCGGGGCACGGCGATGATGGTTCTCATACCTTCCTCCACTCCCACGTCCCGTTGGCCTTGATGACCATCGAATCGCCGCCCTTCACGGATTGCAGTTTGAGTTCGGCTTTCTCCAACTCCGCGATGCGGCCCAGGTAGTATTCGTTCAGGGACAAGAGGCTGTGCTCTGACTCAGCCTGTTGTTCCCTCGCCTCATCCCTCTCGCGGGTGAGGGCGGCGATGGCCTTCTCTGCGTCAATGAGATCGCGCTTCATGTTCCCCATGTTGATCGCCACATCGAGCCGATCCGAGAACGTATAACACTTGTCTGCGCGTTCCTTCGCCTCGATGAGTTCACCAACATCCCCAAAAGACTTGCCACATCGGCCACACAAGACATGCTCGGGTTCGATGACCCCCGGACGCAGCACGGCGGGGCCGATGCGGAACGCACCATGCCCCGGACACTCGCGGAACTTCGGGTTCTCGTTGGGGTCGTAGTCCTGCCCGCGCTTATCACACGTCATTTTGCACCTCCTTCTTGGCTTCCAACGCCGACGCGATGCGCCCTAGTTGGAAAGCCACCTCTTTCGTGAAGCGGACTAGCAAGACGAGTTGATTCGCTATGCAGAACTCGTTGGTGTCATCATTGTCAAATTCCCCGCCAACGACTCCTGCGCGTATCTCGTGCAGCACATCAACCACGTCCGCAGGGGCGCGTTCAATCGCGCAGTCGATGCAAGCGGTATCGTGGGTGTCCCCAATCCTATCGGTCCTGTAATCGAGGATTCTGTCACAGTAGTCACATTGATTCTCACGCATCCTTGTCCTCCATCGTGACGGTGACAACGCCGTGGAAGGGGCAGGTGTTACAGCGGATGTAAAGCCCTCGCGGGGTGGTGTCCAATTCGTGTCCCAACGGGTCTGACGGCGTGGCATCCACAACACAATCCCCGCTGAGGACGTATGGACACATGATTTCGGTGTTCTCGCACACCCCCTCCGGCAACTCAAACGTCAGTTTCATGGTCCCTCCCATCTGTCGCGGCGCCCTGCCGCCTCGCAACCTCGTCACGGCACCACGCCGCGAACAACTCCCATTCCCGCTGGTCGCATTCCATCCCGAGTGGGTGCCCGAGATTCGCGGCAAGCCTCAACTCCGTCTCTACCTCCCGCCCCATCTGCTGGATCTGGTAGTCCGTCAGGTGGACGGCGTGCCGCCGGATGTCGCCCATGATCATCGACGGGCCGTACGACATCCGGCCGAACATGTACCGCATGCTGAACAGCAACCATCCCCACAGGTCCGTGGTGGAAATCACTACGTCGCCGGGTCCGAGGTGTCTATGCCTCATCTCGTCACCTCTCGTCGAACTCGATGGTGATCGGCCCGACGATCCTGCACCCCTCGACGCGGGCGCCGTTGACGACCTCCTTGTCCTGCCTCCTGCACCACGGCCTGGTGGCCCACTCGCGCTTCGCTACGTCGTACTGCGCCTGGACGAAGAACTGGCACCGGTACGGGCAGATCGTGTCCGTCCAACAGCGGTCTGCGGGGATGATGTGCTTCATGGGGCAACCTCCTGCGGGTCGTTGTCGTTGTAGTAGGTCATGCGCCTATCCCCTCCTCCCAAACGGGCAAGGTCCGCCGTTCTTGGCGTGATACCCGCAGAACTTTGGCGTACACCACCACGCCTGCGCGTTTGCGTTGTCGCAGGGGATGAAATCGCCCGCCACGATGGCCTTGTCAGCCATCATCACGCGACGGAACAGGTCATCGAAGTCCTCCTGCGACCTCTGCGTGTGGTACGTCTCGGCCTTCGTCCGCATGAGGTGAATCAGCCCGAGCGCCGATGGCATCTCCCCGTAGTGCGCCTTGTACGCTGCCGAGTACCACGTCAACTGCCGCGAGGAATCCGCTGCCGCCTGGTTGGTGGACTTGCCGCTCTTGAAGTCGAACAGTTCACGGGCGTCCGTGATGAGGTCCAGCGTGCAGGTCAACTCGATGTCATCTCCGAGCGTGATCGCTAAGGGAAGTTCTGTCTGCGCGGGCTGGATGACCGGGGACACCTGTCCGGCGAACACCGTGATGGTCTTGACGACGTTTTCCACGCCGTCCGCGATGGCCTTGCCGGGGTCGTCATCCC